GCCAAATTTTTTCAGTCGCAAGTTTTGAGTTTTTTTATTTGGGGTGGCACATGGGAATGCGTGGTCCGAAGCCGCAGTCCAATGTGGTCAAGCTGATGCGTGGCAATCCAGGCCGGCGGGCAATCGATCTCTCTGATGGCGTACAGCCCGAGGTCGCGGTGCCGGACGCCCCGAGACATCTATCGAAGGAAGGCCGTAAAGAGTGGCGCCGAGTGACCGTCGAGCTGCAAGAGCTTGGTTTGATCAGCAAGCTGGATCGCGCGGCCTTGTCGATCTACTGCCAGACTTGGGGCCGGTTGGTGTTGGCCGAGCAGGCCCTCGAAGCCAAGCGCCGCCAGGCAGAGACCGACGGCGTTGATCAAGCGGAGGCTGTCTTTACGCAGAAGACACCAACCGGCTTTCTGCGCGAGTCGGCCCTGCTGCGCATCGTGGGGAAGCTGCAGCAGGATTGCGATCGTTACCTAGCGAGCTTTGGCATGTCGCCGAGTTCAAGATCAAAGGTAAAGCCCTCCGAGAATCGGCAGGGCGACCTGTTTAAAGAGGCTGGTCAGGACGCATGGAACGCACTCTAAGCTTCGGCGAGATCGCGACGCAGTACGCGCGCGATGTCGTCGACGGCCGCATTCCGTCTTGCAAGTGGCACCGGCTTGCCTGCGCTCGGCATCTCAAGGATATCGAGCGTGTCGGGTCCGAAGGCTTTCCGTACATCTTCAACCCGGAGCTGACCGATACTGCCGGCAAGACCTACCAGCCCGGTGAGCGCGTCTGTCGCTTCGCAGAGCTGATGCCGCACATCAAAGGCGATTGGGCGGCGCGTGGGCAGCTCATCGAGTTGGAGAACTGGCAGATCTTCATTCTGGTCAGCATCTTCGGCTGGGTGCATCGCGTCACATTCAAGCGCCGCTTCCGTGTGGCCGATCTGTTTGTGCCCCGGAAGAACGCAAAGAGTACGTTGGCCAGCGTCATCGGCAACTTCATGCTGGCAGTGGACGACGAATTTGGCGCCGAAGTCTATTCGGGTGCAACCTCACAGGACCAGGCGATGGAAGTCTTTCGCCCGGCGCTCTTGATGGCCCGCTCGACGCCACGCTTCCTCGCGGCCTACGGCGTGACTGTCAATGCCAGCAACTTGTCGGTGGCTGAGAAGAATTCAAAGTTCGAGCCGGTGATTGGCAAACCGGGCGACGGTGCGTCGCCCAGCTGCGCAATTGTTGATGAATACCATGAACACAAGACACCGGAGCTCTACGAGACCATGCAGACCGGTATGGGCGCCCGGTCGCAGCCGCTGATGCTGGTGATCACCACCGCGGGCAGCGATATTTCCGGACCGTGTTTCCTGCACCAAAAAGAACTAGAGAAGATCCTCGAAGGCGTGCTGCAGAATGATCAGCGCTTCGGGGTGATCTTTACCGTCGACGAGGGCGACGACTGGACCAGCGAAGAGGCCCTGATCAAGGCCAACCCGAACTACGGCGTGTCCGTGGATGCCGAATTCCTGCGTATCCAGCAGCGCGATGCGATCGCCGATCCGCGCAAGCAAAACACTTTCAAGACCAAGCACCTCAACATCTGGGTTGCCAGCGCGTCGCCCTGGCTGAACCTCTATCACCTGCAGCAGGGCGAAGATGTCGCCCTGACGCTCGAATCCTTCCGCGGCGAACCCTGCGTCGTCGGTCTCGACCTAGCCAGCAAACAGGACATTGCCAGCGCCGTTTTCGCCTTCCAGCGCCAGATTGATGGCCAAGACCACCACTACGCTGTCAGCCGCAACTACGTGCCGCAAGCGGCCGTCGACAAGCCCGAAAACGCGCATTACCAAGGCTGGGTTAATGGCGGTCACCTCATCGTTACGCCAGGCAACATGATCGACCTGGAGCAGATCCAGGAGGACATCTTCGCCGCCGCCGAAATCGTCGTCATCCGCGAAGTCGCCAAGGATCCTTGGGGAGGGCAGCAGCTTGGTGCCAACCTGGCCGCGCAGGGCTTTGAAGTCGTCGATATCCCGCAGCAGGTTCGGTTTCTTAGCGATCCGATGAAGATGATTCAGGCCATGGTCGATGCAGGGCGCTTTCATCACGACGGCAACCCATGCTACGTCTGGCAGATGAGCAATGTCGATGTCGCGCCGGATCGTAACGAGAACATTTTCCCGCGCAAGCTGCGCGCGAGCAATAAGATCGACGCTGCTGTCGCGACCATTGTTGCCATGAATCGCGCGTTGGCTGCTACCGAGGTCGAGCCGCCGAGTGTTTATGAAGGCCGGGGAGTGATCGCTGTATGAGCCGAGAAGCTGCTGCCGCACGCTTTGCAGAAGCACAAGCCAGATCACGCGTGCCCGGATCGGTGATCCTGAATACCTGGCTCGCCGAGCGTCGTTCGTCGATCGAGAATCCCCGCTATTCGCTGGACGATCCGGCGGTCATGGATGCGCTTTGGATGGACGCCGGGAGCATGCCGCCGGTACGTCCCCAGCGCGCCGTGCAGACGTCTGCGGTCTATGCCTGTGTGCGCATTTTGTCGGAGACGCTGGCGGCACTCCCGCTGCACGTCTATCGTCGCGGCGGCGATCGTAACGTCGCGCGCGCCGACAATTTGCCGCTCTACAACGTGTTGCATGATGAGCCGAACGCCTACCAGACCTCCTACACGTTCCGCGAGCAAATGCAGGCCATTTGCGCGTTGTGGGGCAATGCGTTCGCCGAAATTCAGCGGGACGTGATGACGGGCAATGTCATCGCGCTCTATCCGCTGCCGGCCGGCGAAGTGCAGACCGAACTGATCCGCACTGGTAACAGCGTCCGCAAGGTGTACCGCTTCGGCGAAATCGTGCTCGAAGACCAGGACGTGTTGCACATTCCGGCGCTCGGCTGGAACGGCATCGCCGGCGTCTCGCCGATCGCGCTGCATCGCGCGTCGTTGACCATGGCGCTCAATGCCGAAGAATTCGGCGCTAATTTCTACAAGAACGGCACGCGCCTATCCGGCGTGCTGGAACATCCCGGCCAGGTCAGCAAGGAAGCGGCCGACCGGTTGCGCTCATCCTGGCAAGACGTCTATGCCGGCAAAGCCAACGCCGGCAAGGTTGCCGTCCTTGAAGAGGGCATGAAGTTCAATCCCCTGACGATGCCTATGGCTGACGCGCAATTCGTCGAAACGCGCAAATTCCAGGTCACCGACATCGCCAGAATCTTTCGCGTGCCGCCGCACATGATCGGTGATCTCGAACGCGCGACGTTCTCGAACATCGAGCACCAATCGATAGAGTTCGTGCGCGATACGATGGTGCCGTGGATCGTCCGCTGGGAACAGGAAATCAATCGCAAGTTATTCACCGCAACCCAAAAGAAGCGGTATTTCGTCCGCTTCGACATCAACAGCCTGATGCGCGGCGACACCAAGAGCCGCTTCGATGCCTACGCCGTGGCGCGCAATTGGGGCTGGATGTCTGCGAACGATGTCCGCGAAGCCGAGGACCAGAACAGCATCGATGGGGGCGACGTCTATCTCTCGCCGCTGAATATGGTGCCGGCCGACCAGGTTGGCGACATCGCTGCCAAGGCAGAAGCGACCGAAGCACCAGAACCGAAAGGAACGTCAAATGGAAATTGAACGCCGAATCTTCGATGCGGGCCGCTTGGAGATCCGCAGAGGCGCATCCGACAAGGTGCAGGGAATTCGTGGCTACGCTGCCAAGTTCAACTCGCTGTCCGAACCGATGTGGGGCTTTCGTGAGCAGATCGCGCCAGGTGCGTTTGATGGCGTGCTCAACAATGACGTGCGTTGCTTTTTCAATCACGACGAAAATCTTATTCTTGGGCGCACCCTGGCCGGCACGCTCCGCATTGTCGCTGACGATACCGGCTTGAGTTACGAGGCCGATTTACCGGACACCCAGGCGGCGCGCGACCTAGTGATCAGCATGGAGCGCGGCGACATTTCGCAGTCGTCGTTCGCGTTCCGCGTCGCGCCGAACGGCGACACCTGGGACGAAAACGAAGACGGCGTGATCATCCGAACCATTACCAAGTTCGGTCGGCTGTATGACGTCTCGCCGGTATCGATTCCGGCCTATCCCGACGCGACTTCCGGTATTCGCAGTATGGACGCCTGGAAACAGGCCAGAAGCGCTGGAATAGAGGCGCAGACCGCCAGAAATCGGGCCGAAATCGCCCGAAAACTCGCCGAAAAGGGCCGAATTCTGAGGCTTTTAGCCCGGTAATTCCTCCCTTCCCCGTCATGTAAAGCCGCCTTCGGGCGGCTTTTTTTTCGCCTCGGTCGCGCCTTTGCAGGGCAGCGCCCAGGGCAGCTCTCGCTCGGCCCTGCACTTTGATAGGAGAAACACCAAATGTCTCAAAAACTCAAAGACCAGCGCGCCGAAATCGTTGTCCAGATGCGCGCTCTGCATGACACCGCGACCAAGGAAGACCGCGGTTTCACCACCGATGAAGACGCCAAGTGGGCTGCGCTCGATGCCGATCTGGCCAAGATCGACGCCGCCATCAAGCGGTCGGAAAAGATCGACGCCGCGGGTATCGTGGTGCCGTCCAATCTGCGCGCCGCGGGCAATGTCGCTGCCGATGACACCGGTGGCACCGGCCTCGATGAAAAACGCACCTTCGACAAGTTCATGCGCTGCGGCATGCAGGAACTTAACGACGAAGAGCGCCAGTTCATGGCCGGTCGTCGCGACAACGCCAAGGAACTGCGCGCCTTCAGCGCCGGTACCACCAACACGGGTGGCTATACCGTGCCGCAAGACTTCCGCGATCAGTTGGAAATCGCGCTGAAGGCCTATGGCGGCATGATGGCGGTGTCCGAGATCCTGCGCACCGACACCGGCGCCACGCTGCCGATGCCAACCTTCAACTACACCAGCGTTGTTGCCTCGATTGTGGGCGAAAACACGGGCGGCAGTGCCGACAGTTCGACGCCGTTTGGTGTGGCCAACCTGGGCGCGTTCACCTATCGCTCGCCGATCCTGCCGGTCTCCTACGAGTTCCTGCAAGATTCCGCGTTCGGCGAGGGCTTTATCACCCAGGCGCTCGGTCAATCGCTGGCGCGCGCCGTCAATGCGCATGCCACTGTCGGTACCGGCTCCGGCCAGCCGCGCGGCATCACGCTTGACGCCGCTACAGGCAAAACCGGTACCACCGGCCAGACCACCAGCGTGATCTTCGATGATCTGCTCGATCTGATTCACAGCATTGATCCGGCCTATCGTCCTGACTCGAAGTGGATGATGCACGACGGCAGCCTGAAGGTGATCCGCAAACTGAAAGACAGCCAGAATCGTCCGGTCTTCTTGCCCGGCTACGACGGCTTGGCTGGCGCGATGGCCGATTCGATTCTTGGCTACGGCGTGCAGATCAACCAGGACATGCCGGCCATGGCGGCCAACGCCAAATCGATCGCCTTCGGCGCGCTGGCCAAGTACAAGCTGCGCATCGTCAAGGATGTCACCATGCTACGCCTGGTTGAGCGTTACGCCGATTCGCTGCAGGTGGCCTTCATCCTGTTCATGCGGATGGACGGGCGCCTGCTCGATGCGGGCACCAACCCGGTCAAGCTCTACGTCAACAGCGCGACCTGACCACCGGCCAACATCAACAGCGGGCCAGCCCTCATCGGCTGGCCCTTATTCTTCTGGAGATTGAAACATGGTCATCAAGCAAGTCGCCGTGCTGCTCGACGTTACCCTGGAGGGTGTCGAGTACAAGGCCGGCAATGTGATTGAACTGGAAAATTCGCTCGCCAAAGCCTATGCCGCGTCGGGAGAAGTCGATTTGGCAGCCGAGGCGGTGGCGTATCGTCTCAGCCAGGGTGAAGAGGTCAAGAACCATAAGGCAGAGACCGCCGCTGCCGCCGCCGATGCGTCGAGTGAGGCGACAACCTAAATCATGCCGGCCCAGCTCGTTACCGCGCCGGCCGCCGAGCCCGTCACGCTCGAAGAGGCCAAGCTCAATCTGCGCGTCGATATCGACGACGATGATGCGCTGATCGCTTCGTTGATCGTAGCGGCGAGAGTCGATGCGGAGACGATCACGCGCCGAGCGCTGGTAACGCAGCAATGGAAGATGGTCGGCGATCGCTTTCCGTCGCCGATGGCCGGCCGTCTTACCGAATACTGGCTGGGTCAGCAGTGGGGGTTGGCTGGGATGGGCGGCATCAGCAGTTTTCTGCCGACCGACAAGACTGGCTATGGAATTCTGCTGCCGTTTCCGCCGCTGCAATCGGTCGATTCGATCAAGTACATCGATGCTGGTGGCGTGCAGCAGACGCTGAGTTCATCTGTTTACAAGGTCGACACGGTGTCAGAGCCGGCGCGTGTGCTGCCAGCCTTCGGCCAATGTTGGCCGACGACGCGGCAGGAAATCAACGCCGTCGAAGTTACCTTCACTTGCGGCTACAGCGCGGTACCGGAAGGAATCAAGCGATGGATGCTGCTGCGTATCGGCTCCCTCTACGAGAACCGCGAAGAGGTCGCCATTCTCAACCGCGGCAAGGTCGAGCTATTGCCCTATGTCGATGGGTTGCTGCGGCCTTACCGGGTCGTCACTTTTTAGGAGTTACCTAATGAAATCAATTCGTTTCTTTCTTGCGGCTTGTCTGTTGGCTGTCTTCAGCTCGGCCTTCGCGACCGACTTTACCGACTATGCCGAAAACAAGCTGATTGACTATCTATTCCGCGGCCAGGCGTCTGGCACGCCGTCGACCTGGTACGTGGCGCTCTATACCGCCTGCCCGACCGACAGCACGGCCGGCACCGAGGTCACCAATGCCGGCGCATATGCGCGCGTGAGCGTCGGCGTCCGGGGCGCTGAGCGGCGGTACGGTAGCGCTGGTTGATCCGCGCTACATCATCAGGTCGACGGCTAACCCTGGCCGGCCCGGCGGATGCGGCGTAATTACAGGGTGAGCGCATGACAACTGCTGTCCCAGCGAAGGATGTTCGCGAGAACATTCCGATTGAGTTCGATTTCACGTCAGATCTGGGTGCTGAAACAATTACGGCAATTGCGATGACGGTTGTGCCAATGGTCGGTGCTGATGTTGCGCCGTCTGGCCTGCTCAACGGCAGTCCGACAAGCGCAAGCGGCATCGTGACGCAGTGGGTGCATGCCGGCGTGTCCGGTGTGATCTATCACGTGATCTGCCAGGTTACGACCAGTGGCGGCAGGATCCTGGTTTTGACGGCTTCCTTGCCGGTGAGCGGCTGATGCGCGTCGGCACACTCAGAAAGCGCGTCATGGTCCAGGCGCGCAGCGTCACCCAGGATAGCTTCGGTGGCCAGTCGAGCGCCTGGGTGGATGTCGCACCGGCATGGGCCGAAATCATCCCGTCGGTCGGCCGCGAGCTGGTGGCAGCCCAGGCCATGCGCATCGACGCGCCGAGCACGATCACGATGCGCTGGCGGTCGGAGTTCGCCGATCCGAAAGCGCTGGCGGCAATGCGCATCGTGTACGGCACGCGAATCTTCAACATTCACAGCAGCGCGAACATGGAAGAGCGCAATCGCTATCTGACCCTGATCTGCTCGGAAGGCCTGAACAATGGCTAACACCGTGACGATGAAGATCGAGGGTCTGCGTGAGCTGCAAGCCAAGCTGCAGCAGATGGCGCCGAACGTTGCGCGGAATGGGCTGCGGGCGGCGACTTCCGCCGGCGCGGCATTGATCCGCGATGAAGCCAAGGCGCGTGCGCCGGTCGATACCGGCGAAATGAAGCGCGATATTCAGATGAAGCGCGATCGCGAGAGCGCGACCTATCGCGCGGTCTATTCCGTGTATGTGCGCGCCGGCAAGAAGTCGCGCCTGTCGGGTAAGGCGCGCGGTGTGGATAAGGATTCCTATTACTGGCGCTTCGTCGAGTTCGGCACTTGCAAGATGGCCGCGCGGCCGTTCATGCGGCCGGCGTTCGAGGCGCAGAAAGAAGCGGCCGTCGAGGCGATCCGCGACAAGTTGGCTCAACGGATCGCCGAAGAGGCTGCCCGATGATCGAGCAGGCACTATTCGCGACGCTGCAGGGGTTGGTTGGTGGGCGCATGTATCCGTTGGTCGCGCCCGACTCGCCGACGGCGCCGTGCATCGTCTATCAGAACATCGCCAACACGCCGGAAGTGACGCTGGCGAACGGCATACCGATCAACAACACGCGCATGCAGATCGATTGCTACGACAGTACCTACGCTGCCGTGAAGACATTGGCTGCGGCCGTGCAGGCGGCCATGGCAATGGCGGCGTTCACCAACGTACCGAAGATGTCGCAGGATCTCTACGAGCCGGATGTCAAGCTGTTCCGGATGCAAATGGACTACAGCGTCTGGTATTGATCGACTAATTATCGTTGTACAGCGGGGCGCCTTGGGGCGCCCTTTTTCGTTTATGGCCGCCCTCTGAGCGGCCTTTTGTTTTTGGAGGCCGCAATGACCAGTACCGCAATTTCCGCCCAAGGCAGCACCGTTAATATCGGCACCGCGACCGGGTCCGCGAAGACCGTCACCGCAGTGGCGGTCGGCAACCCCACACTACTGACTTCTGCCGCCCACGGTTTCAGCAACGGCGATATCGTTACTTTCTCGTCTGGTTTCTCTGGCGCCAACGCCGCCGACCTGAACGGCCAGACGGCCGTTGTGACCAACGTTACGACCAACACTTTCGCCGTCCAGATCGATACGACGGGCCACACGATTACCGCGGGCACGGCGACCGCAACGCCGGTCACCTGGACCGCGATTGCCAACGTCAAAACATTCTCGGGCTTCGATGGCGCCGCATCCGAACTGGATGTCACCAACTTGTCGAGTACCGCCAAGGAATTCAAGCTCGGTTTGGTCGACCCAGGACACTTCCAGATGGAGATGGATCAGGACAACAGCGATGCCGGCCAGGTCGCTTTGTTGGCTGCGCAGACCTCTGGCGCCATGAAGCAATTCAAGTTGACGCTACCCAATACGCGCACCGCCACCTTCAACGCCTACGTCAAGAAGGCATCGAGCCAAGGCGGTGTGGATGCCATCGTCAAGCGGTCGACCGAGTTCCGGATCTCCGGCTCGATCACCTGGGCGTAATTCGACCGGGCCCCGGAAACGGGGCCAGTTTTCTCCTCTAAGAAAGAGATCACATGGCTTTTCTCAAGCGCGTGGATATCGATGCCGCGCAAGACATCAAGTACGTCGAAATGGAAGTGCCCGAGTGGGGCGGCACGGTGCTGCTGAAAAGCATGTCCTGTGCCGATCGCGACGCCTTCGCGGAGTCGGTTTGGTCCGGTGAGGGTGCTGCGCGCAAACAGAATTGGACGGGTTCTCGTGAGCGCCTGATCGCGCTAGCGCTGGTCGACGCCGAAACGCGGCAACCGATGTATTCAATCAACGAGGTCGGCATTTTGGCGCAGCGCTCGGCCGATGCGTTGCAGCGGGTCTTTGATCGCGTGCAAGAACTTAATGGTCTGGTGTCTGCTGCGGTGATTGAAGCAAAAAACGTTTCCGGCGGCGACCCGACCGCCGATTCTACTTCCGCCTAGCACAAACGCTGCACTGGCCCTCGGTGGCTTGGGGGCTGGCGCAGATGAGCAGTGAGGAACTGACCGAATGGCAGGCATTCGATCTGCTGGAGCCCATCGGTGAGCTGCGGGCAGATATTCGGGCGGGACAAATCTGCTCGACCTTCGTCAATGTCATGGGTGGTGGCCGGTCGAAAGTGACGCCGGCCGACTTCCTGCTGTATCTCGACCGCGGCGAGCCGGTGGCGGTGGAACCGCTATTCGACGCCGATCCAGAAGCACAGTCGCAACTGATTATGTCCGCCGTCTTTGGCGTCTCTCCAGGAAGCTGAAATCATGAGCCTCGGAAGTCTAGGATCGTTGGTCGTTTCCTTGGAAACGAATATGGCCTCGTTCGCTTCTGACATGGGCAGGGCCAGCCAGGTCGCCGAGGACTTTGGCCGGCGAGTGGCCGAGTCGGCAGAAATGGCGAAGCGGGCGCTGGAAGGCATTGGGATCGGCCTGGGCGCGCTTGAGTTCAAAGAGATGATCGCGGGCGCCATTGAGACGGCCGATCAGATTGAGCGAATGTCGCAAAAGATCGGCATGTCGGTTGAGCAGCTTGGCGCATTCAGGCTCATGGCGGCGCAGTCCGACGTGTCGATGGATCAGTTCGCCACCAGCGTCAAGAAGCTGTCGACGTACATGGTCGAGCATAACGATCGGCTGAAAGAGGCGGGCGTCGTGGCCGAAGATGCCCAGGGCGCATTGCTCCAAGTCGCGGATATCTTTCACGACATGCCGGACGGGCCGCTGAAGACAGCCGCCGCCGTGCAGTTGTTTGGCCGCGCTGGCCTGGACATGATCCCGATCCTGAACAAGGGATCGGAAGAAATGCAAGCCTTGGCGAACCGGGCCAACGAATTGAACCCGATTACCGCAGAGGCCGCCAAGCGGGCGGAGGAATTCAAGGAAAAATTAGCCGAAGGCCAGCTGGCGTCATCGCGGCTTGCGCAGACCATTGCATCAGGAATTTTGCCGACGCTGACGACGCTGGTAGACACCTACATTCAGTATTCCAAAGAGGGCGGGAACGTCGCCGCAATCAGTACTGGGATTGCCGAAGCATTTAAAGCGATTGTTGTTCTCGGCGCGAACGTTGTCTATACGTTTGCTGCTATCGGGGACACCGTTGGCGGTCTTGGTGCACAGGTCGTCGCGTTGGTGCATGGCGATTTTGCGGCCGTGGACGCCATCAATGAGGCAATCAAGACACGCAATGCAGAAATGCGTGCGTCGATCGAAGTTTTTTCGGAAGAGATTTTGCACCCGAAGATCGATATGTCGGGCATCGAGAAAGCGCTCGATGATGCGATGTTTGGCGAAGATCCGGAAAAGGCGGCGAAGGCGGCGCAGCAGAAGCTCCAGGCATTGATGGGGCAAGCGGATGCCGCCAAACAAGCACAGACGGCGTATGACAACCTGATCAACTCGATCAAGGCAAAGATTGCCATTGAAGACGCTGAGATTGCCAATGGTGGCAAGCTCACGGCCGCGCAGCAAATGCGCATTGAGATGGAGTCCAAGCTGCAGGCGATGCTGGCGAAATATCCGTCATTGAATCGGCAGCTCGTTGATGGGCTGGTTGCGGAGTCCGCCGCGAATCTTAATGTCATCGATTCCAATAACGAGCGAAATAGGATTTACGAGGAAACCTATCGCCTTTGGGTGAAGGGTCTGGAGGCAATCCAGAAGCAAACTCAAAGCGTCGAAGACGATACCCAAAAGATTCGTGACCACAATACCGAGCTGGTGGCCGGCAAGTCGGCACTCGAAGACGTCAAGATCGCGCGCGACAACGACACGATCGCAATCCTGAATGCCAAGCTGGCGCGGATTGACGAAACCAATCAATGCTCGGCGGAAGCCGACGCGATTCGTGCCGAGATCGCGGCGCTGCAGGATCACACCAAGGCGCTGCAGGAGGCGATCAACGCCAACAACTTCCATGCGCTGCAAGCGGACTGGAAGAAGTTGACCGACTTCTGCGAGAACTCGCTGGAAAACGCCCTCATGGCCGGCTTCAACGCCGGCAAGAGCTTCGGGCAGAACTTCGTCGATTCGCTGAAGCACACGCTGGAGACGGCAGCGCTGAAAGTCGTCGTCAATGCCCTCGTCAATACGTCAATGAGCAATGTCGGCCAGGCGTTGGGCATCACCAGCGCGTCGGGTACGACCGGTGAACTTAACGGACTAGGCAATCTGCTTTCAACGGGAAGCGGTTTGTATCAGGGCTATGCCGGATTTACGTCCGGCAGCGGCACCGGTTTGCTGGGCAGCGTCGGCAACTACCTCGGCGGCTATGGTTGGAGCGGTGCGGGCACCGCATTGGGGTCCGGCTGGGCTACCGTTGGCGGCGATGCCGCGCTGACGGGTCTGGGCACATCGACGGGTCTTGGCGGTTCTACCGCCATCGGTATCGGCAGCAGCACGGCGGTATCAGGTCTCGGCACGGGCACCGCGGTCGCCGGTCTCGGCGAAGGAACGGCCGCTGCGGGGATAGGTACGGGCGCCGCGGCTGGGGCCGGAATGGCGGAAGCTGGTGGCATGACAGCCGCAATGGCTATCCCCTACATCGGCTGGGCGATTGCCGCGATTGCCGCGATTGCCGCGTTGACGAGCAAGAGCGGTGGCCCGAAACAGGAGGGCGATGCGCTCTACAACCTGACGGGTTCCGACGTGACCTATGGCGGCAGCGAGGGCTTCTATACCGGGCACTCCGCCGATGCGCAGATGCAGACGATAACGCAGGCGTCTGCATTGGCAATCGAGAACACGATTAAGGCGCTCGGTGGCACCGGTACCGCCCTCGGCGTGCGCCTGGGCTTCAATACCGACCCGCAGGGGACGGCGCCGGATAACATTAGCGGCACGGTGCAAGATCCCGCGGGCAATTTGCTGTACCAGCACACCTACGACGCCGGTCGCGGCTCGTATGGCACTGAACTCCAGACAGAATCGAAGCGGGTCATGCTGGCGGCCATCGAGGCCAGCGACGTGCCGGCGGCGATCAAGAACGCCATCGGCAGCATGGACAGCATCAAGGCGCTGTCATCGTCCGACGCCGACACCATCTTTGCCAACATCCAGGCGCTCGCTACGGCACTGCATGGCCTGAATGGGCCGCTGGCCGATGCCGCGGCGACCTTCCACGGCACTACTGCCGAGACCCTGGCCTACGTGCAGAGCCTGGCGCAGATCCAGCAATTTGCCGATGCCGATCCGTTCCAGACTGTGCTGGAGGCCTCCAAGAGCGTTGCCAGCCAATGGCTGGAACAGGGCGAGCAGCTGCAGGCGTTAGCGCAGTCCGGCACCGCTAGCACCGTGCAGTTGGCCACGGCGGCGCAGGCACGCTATGCGCTCGAACTGCAGTTGGTCCAGCAGATCGCCCAAGTGCAGACGTCTACGAATTCGATGTTCGCGGATTCGATCCGCAGCATGACGCTGGCGCCGATGTCGAATGAGCAGCAATACGCGTTCCTCGGCAACGAAATTGCCCAGAAAGAAGACGCGCTGCGCACGCTGACCGATCCGACGTTGATTTCGCAATACGCGTCGACGATCAACTCGGACATCAACCAGAGCTACGGCTTGCTGTCGCCCGATCAGCAGACCGCGCTCAATGGCGATTTCATCAAACAGTTAAACGATGCGCAGACGCTGGTCAATGATCGGCTCGCCGCTGCATCGACCCAGGTGGCGCAAGACCAGAAAGATAGTGCCGATTATCTGAAAAACGCGGTGGTCGCCAGCGCGGCTCAGATAACAGCCGCCGCGGCGGCGACGGCAACGGCGTTGGCGACACCGCAACAGGTCACTGTAACGATCACCTCGCCGTTGCCGACGGAAGTAACCTACAACAACCCCGACTGAGACATGGCCTACTCCCTATCGTCGAATGCCGCCACCGCCGCGGCAGGCCCGGTCACGCGTCCTGGCTACCTGATCGAGCTGCATTTGCCGCTGTCCGGCGTGGCGCGGATCACGACCTTCGGCGATGTTACCTGGAACGGCTACGCCTGGGCCGGCGCCGACGTCAAGGTGCAGGGGCTGACCAATGATGCCGCAGTTGCCATCAACGCTACACTCGTATTCGGCAATACCGATAGTGCCTGGTCGAGCATTGCGTATGGTGCCGATGATTTGAGGGACGCGCAGATCGTCATCTATGAGGCATTCGCCGATGCCTTGGCCAACTTCGCCGATGCGGTCAAAAAGTTCGACGGCGTCGGCGATGAAATCACCATGGCGAACCCGCCACAACTCACGGTCAAACTGGTCGGCGCCAGGACCAGCGTCGCGCGCGGCCCGCGCCGGCGCATTGCGCCGCCGCTCTTCAACGCACTGCAGCCGGTTGGTACGCAGGTATCGATCGGTAACGTGATTTACATGCTGGGGCGCACGCCGCAATGAATACCTATCCCTCGCTGCACCAGGCAATCGGCAGCCGCCCTGGCATGCTCGACGATCTGGTGATCGATCGCGCAGCGAATGGCACGGCCAAGGTGCGCGCGTTCTTTGCGGCCGTCAAACGCAACTTCAGTGTCGTACACAAAGCGATCTCGGCCAGCGATCGGACGACGCTGCTGGCCTTCTACGCCGCTAACCGCACGGTGGCCTTTTATTTCACTGCTGAAGATGACGGTGTAATGCGTACAGTGGTCTTCAAGCGGGCGCCGGTGATCGAGCCGATCGGGCTGTATTTCAACATCACCAACGAAATGGAAGAGGTCTAAAAATGGCGCTTCCGACGGCTGATTGGTCGAGCAGCGGCGGCGCAACGACGTCGAACATCGCGACACCTGGCGTCTGGGCATCCCTGTGGCTAACTGGGAGCCAAGGGGGCAGTGGCACGACCACTGTCCAGCCCGCTGCGGCCATCGAGGCGGCGACGACGTCGATCAGTCAGAGCCAACTGCAATGTGCGGCGGCGAATGATGTGCTCGGTGTGACATACGGTCGTGATCGCCCCGGCGCGCAGATCGTCTCGGTGCTGGATGCCACCGGCGGCTGGTTGATTCATGCCGCCTGGGGCGAGGGTGAAATCGATGCCATCGAGAGCATCGAGTTTGACGACGCGGCGTTGCCGGCCGGTGTTACTTGTACGCACTACGCCGGCACTGCGTCACAGACCGTCGACAGCACCCTGGTGGCCGCCTGGGCTGCCAAGAGCGTCACCTATGCCGATGCGTTGCTCGGTGTTGCCTATTCGGTGATCCGGATCCCGGCCGGTGCGGTCGGCAACATGCCGCGCATCAACGCGGTGATCCGTGGCCGCAAGCTCTACGACCCGCGCACTGGCCTGACGGTCTGGAGCGACAACCCGGCCCTGGCCTTGGCCGATTTCATCACCAGTACCGTCTATGGCCTCGGCAAGACGATCGATTGGGCAAGCGTGATTGTTGTCGCCAATGCTTGCGATGCGGTGATGGCCGACGGCGGCAAACGCCGCACGCTGGGGCTGACGTTGGGCAAAGAGGTAGATGGCCCAACGCAGGTGGCGCTGTTATGCACTTACGCTGGCTGCTGGACGGTGGAATCGGGCGGCGTTGTCAAGCTGGTCGCCGATCGGCCGGCATCGTCGGTGGCCACCATCGACTATGCCGATGGCAGTCTCGGCAAGATCAACAACATCAAACGGCGAAGCCTGGCGCAAACGCCGAATGCGGTCTGTATCCGCTATACGGACACGACGCAAACGCCGTGGCAGGAAATGCCGGGGACGATCGCCTATGCACCTGGCGTCTTTGGTGGCGCGGTACCGATGCGGTTGCAATCGATCGCGCTGCCGGGTATTCACACGGCCTCGCAGGCGGCCCGCGAAGCGATCGAGCGCTGCAATAAATACACGCTGCAGGATCTGAGTTTCGATGTCGATGCGTTCGACCCAGAGATGGCGCGCGAGGTCGGTGATGTGATTACCGTCAATCATGCACCGCTCGGCATTGCCAAGACCATGCGTGTGATGAGCATCACCGGCGCCCTGGGCCGCTACAAGCTCTCCTGCGTCGAGTATGACGTTGGTTGTTACTCGGACACCACGGCGGTCAATCCAACCTCGCCGGACACCACCTTACCGAACGCCGGAAAACCGCCAGCGATTTCCGGCCTGCTGCTCGGTGAAGAGCTGTTCCAGTTTGAAGACGGCGCCTGGAAAACGCGGCTGCGTGCCTACTGGCCACAGCCTAGCTGGCCGTATTTGTCGAGAGCGATCGTCTTCGTCGATGACCCGACGCGGACGGTATTTTCGGGCGAAACGCTGTCGAGCAATATCACGGTGCTGGCCGGTAACTACGTCGGCTGGAACGGCCCAACATTACCAGCAGGTACCTACTGCACCTGGGCGAGCCCGCCGGTTGTAGAAGGCACGTACTACAGCTTACGCATTAGCCTGGTGTCGTCATTCGGCGTGCCGGGCAGCGAAGCGTCGGCGACCTGGACGGCGCAAGGCAAGCTGCTCTTGCCGACCAATGTACCGTGGGTGACGGGCTTCGAGGTGGGCGGCGAAGTGCGCCTCACCATCGGCGCCGCGGCTGATGAGGATATGACTGGTTACGAGGTGCGCTGGGGGCCGGTCGGCTGTCCGTGGGCGCTCTCGCTGACCACCAAACTCGCGGCCTTTATCAATGCGGCAGCCGGCGTTGGCGGCTATGTCATCTTTAAAGACGCGCCGGCCGGCACCTGGGATTTTCTGGTATGCGCCCGCGACTCGATCGGCCAGTACAGCGCCACGCCAGCGCGGATCACGATTACCGTCACACTCGATGTCAATTCGTTCCTGGTCGATAACCACGACTTCAAAGCCGGCACGCCGACCCTCACCAACATGGCTGAGTACAGCCTGCCGGCCGATGCCAACCGGTATTTCGTGAGCGAGGACGGAGTAGGGGCGGCGGCGAAGTTCCCGAACGTGGCCAGCACCTATCCCAATATTGCGGCCACCTACAACGGCCTAGCGGCCACGTTTGCCACCGCCGAAAACGACTTCGGACTTGAGCTGTCGGGTAACTGGAACGGCACCATGAACACGGCGGCGCTCTCGGGCACCAAGACGGACGTGATCAGCCTGGCGCCGGCGAGCCATGTCTATACCGATCAGAGTGGATTGTCGGCCAAGGCACTCGGTCGCTTTGCCAAACTGAAGTCATCGTGCCCGGCTGGCTCGACGCTGAAAGTGACGATGCCGAGCGCGACATTGCGGATCGATGCGATACCGCGCACCGAGCAATGCTCGCCGGCGTCGCCGGTGACCAGCAATGCCAGTGGGCCAACCACGATCACGCTGGCCAATGCCTACGCAGCGGCCAAAGCAATCACGATCACGCCGCTCGGCACCACGGCCAAGAGCTTCACGGTGGACGCCATTGTGGTCGGCACTAGCACCCATTTCGATGTGTATCTCTGGAACGGCACCACGCAAGTGGCCGCACAGTTTCTTTGGAAGTTTGACGGGGTATAGCAATGACCTACACGGTATTTGATAAAGACCATCCCGACGCCACAGGCCAGACGCTGACACAGATGGGGCAATCGGAACGCAA